TTAAACAAATAGGTCGAGTTATGGCAGGTAAGAAAACAACCAACAAGGAGAAGGAATGGAGGATCGCTCGGGTCTCGGCGCTGAAGGCTCGCAACGTACCCAACTCCGAATGTGTCGCCTACATGACCCGCGAATGGGGGATCGAGCGTAGGCAGGCTTACCGCTATCTGGAATGGGCAAACGAGGTAATCCAAAAGGACTGGGACATTGACCGTCGTCAGCTGACCGCAGAATTGCTGGCGCAGCTCACGACACTCGCCCAAGAGGCTCGCAAGTCGAGTCAGCCGCAGGTCACACTCGGTTGTATTAACTCCATCGCCCGCATCGCTCGGATTCTCGAATGATCAGCGTCCTCTCGGCTATTCCTGGCGGCTCTGCCTTGTCCGAGATAGAAGGCGGCGCAATTAAGGAGATCCCTGATTATGAGCTGCGAACTGCCGAGTTAGTCAAAAATCTCACCGAACCGCAGCGAGCTGTTTATGAGTCCCCAGAGCGTTTTAAGCTGCTTTGCTCTGGACGCCGATTTGGGAAGACATACCTCTGTATTACGCGGCTCCTGAACTGGGCACTTGAAAAGCCTGGAAGCCTGAATTGGTACGTCACCGCTAACTACCGGATGGCGAAGCAGATTGCCTGGCGGCAGTTAAAGACGATGGCTCCCAGGGAGCTGATCGTAAAATCGCATGAATCCGATCTAAGCGTCGAGTTCGTTAATGGGTCTGTTATCGCCCTGAGAGGTTCAGAGAACGAAGACACGCTGCGAGGCGTCAGCCTGTCATCTCTAGTTGTTGATGAAGCGGCATACGTCAGGCAAACAGCCTGGGAAATGGTCCTGCGTCCTGCCCTGTCTGACCAGGGTGGACCCGCATGGTTTATCACCACACCAGCAGGGCTTAACTGGTTCCATGACCTATGGGAGCAAGCTCAAGATCAGGATGATTGGCGGACCTTTTCCTACACCACCATTCAAGGCGGCAACGTCCCGCCAGAAGAGGTCGAGGCGGCGCGTCGAACTCTGGATGAGCGGACTTTTAAGCAAGAGTATCTAGCCAGCTTCGAAACCCTCGCTGGGCGTGTCTACCCTGACTTCAGCGACGAGAACATCTCCGAAGATGTCAAAGACACAGGCGGAGAAATCTACTGGGGAACTGACTTTAACGTTGGTATCATGGCTGGCGTTTTGGCTTCTCGTGTCGGCAACACTGTGCATATCTGGGATGAGGTCGCTGTAAAGCAGTCCAACACTGACGAGGTTTGCCAGATGCTGAAAGAGCGCTTCCCTGGGCGGACGATCCTCGCCTATCCCGATCCAACAGGGAGCGCACACAAGACATCATCCGCCGGGCGCACCGATCATGACATCATCCGGCGTTATGGCTTCCAGTGCATCAGCCCGAAAGCAGCCTGGGCGGTTAAGGATAAGATCAACGCAACTAACTGGATGATCCGCACTGCTGACGGTCAGATGCGGATGTTCATCCATCCTCGTTGCAAGCACACCATTAAGGCGCTGAAGAACGTTACTTACAAAGAAGGCGCTGCCGATTATGTGATCGACAAATCAGCCAACATCGAGCACTGGACTGATGGCTTGGGCTACTTGGTCCTGGGGGCGTTTAACCCGATGTATATGCAGTCTGGTAAAGGAACTGGCATCAGGGTCTACTAGCCTTGCTAACTACAATGCAGCAAAGCTGAGAGAACAGAGACGTGTACAGCGGCTTCCAGCACTACGACCGTCAGCTGACCGCTCGCGTCGCCAAGGTCAACGACCCAAACGCTGCTTGGCGGAATCAGGAGCCGCACTGGGTTTTAATCGAAGACCTGATCGGTGGCAGCTACGAACTGCGCCGCCGTCATCGTCGGTATTTGCCGCAGGAGCCTAGAGAACTCGACGAGGCGTATGACAACCGCCTAGCTCGTTCCGTTTGCCCGCCTTACTACATCCGTCTTGAGCGGATGCTGGCTGGCATGTTGACCCGCAAGCCGGTCAGGCTTAACGACGTTTCTGATGTCGTCCGCGAGCAGCTATTCGACGTTGATCTGCAGGGCAACGACCTAAACGTCTGGACCTATGAAGCCTGCCGCAAGATGGTCCGCTATGGACACATCGGTGTCCTAGTCGATGCCCCTGCTGCTGGCGAGCTTGGGCGTCCCTATTGGGTAACGTACACGCCAAGAGAGATCCTCGGCTGGCGTACTGAGCTGATCGACGGAGCGCAGAAGCTCACTCAGCTACGCCTCCTTGAAAAGGTCGTTGAACCCGATGGTGACTATGGCGAAAAGGAGGTCGAGCAGGTCCGGGTGCTGACGCCTGGCGCTTTCGAGATCCACCGCCACGACACTAAAGGGCAGTTTGTTGTACATGACAGCGGTACAACGACGATGGATCACATCCCGTTTGCTATCGCCTACTCGAACCGCGTGAACTTCATGGAGTCACGCCCGCCGCTTGAGGACATCGCCAACCTCAACCTCAAGGCATACCAGGTTCAAAGCGACCTCGATAACCAGCTGCATATCAGCGCTGTGCCGATGCTGGCGTTCTATGGCTTCCCGCAATCCGCAGAAGAGGTCAGCGCCGGTCCAGGCGAGGCAATCAGCTTCCCAAGTGACGGGCGGGCTGAATACATCGCTCCCCCCAGCAACGCTTTCGATTCGCAGTTCCGCCGCCTCGATCAGCTCGCTAGCCAGATCAACGAGCTAGGTCTCTCTGCTGTTCTCGGTCAGAAGCTTTCTGCTGAGACCGCTGAGTCGAAGCGCATCGACCGCAGCCAAGGCGATAGCACGATGATGGTCATCGCGCAGAACATGCAAGACCTAATCGACAACTGCTTGGCTCACCATGCCCATTATCTAAATATCGAGGAAGTGGGTAGCAGCTTTGTTAATCGTGACTTCCTTGGTACTCGTCTGGAGCCTCAGGAGATTCAAGCGCTCCTGCAGCTTTACACGGCTGGCACGATTACCCAGAAAACTCTGCTTGACCAGCTTTATGAAGGCGAGGTCCTGGGCGATGAGTTTGACGTCGAGGAAGAGCTGGAATCAACTCAGGCAGGCGGTTACGTCGAGATGGCACCGCCTGAACCTCGCGCTACTAACGCGATCCCAGAAGAGTCAGCAGAGCCGGAAGATACAGAAGAGATCCCGGCATAGTGAGGCAACCGGAGCAGTCCAATGAGCGCATCGAAGCCGCGCAAACAGCAGCTCACGGTTCTGCAAAAGCCGCTAGCGGATCCTATCTTTGCCGTCGTCCGCTGCACCTGGTTTCGTGAGGGCAAAGAATACGAAGTCGAGGAGATGCAGTTAGAAGAGGATGTCGAGCACGTCGAGTTCGTCTTGCATGAGCTGATCGAACGTTGCTTGCGGGCTGGTGCTGATGTCCTGGTTATGACCCCTTGCCCAGCGGAAGAGATAGGGATCGTGGCATGACGCAGCACGCTGAGTTCTATCGCAACGCGATTGACCTGAATCGCTATAGCAACGGTGTTACCAGTCGCATTGTCAGGGCGTATAACGACGTCATCCTTGACACGACCGAACGACTAGCAGCGCTAGATCCTAGTTCTGCGCCACAGACAGCAGCTCGTCTACGCGCAATCCTTGCTCAGCTAAAGGAGTCGCTAGCTACCTGGTCAGGCAATAGCACGATGCTGATGACCGAGGAGCTTCAGGGGTTGGCTGTCCTGCAAAGCGACTTTATGGTTCAGCAGCTCAGGGATCTACAGCCTCCTGGTGCTCCGGTAGTTGTTCGCACTGTCGAGATCAGCCCGCAGTTCGCTCAAGCGGTTGTCACCTCCGACCCAACGCAGCTCGGCATCGTTTCTCTAAGCGATCAACTGCCAGGCGCTGTCCGCACCGTAGCTCGCGTTACCGTCGCTGATGGCGTGACTCTTACCTTGCCAAACGGTCAGATCGTACGGAAGGCGTTTCAGGACATCGGCACGGCACAAGCAGAGCTATTCGCGCAGGCTGTTCGGAATGGTCTCCTGACTGGCGAATCGACTGACAGTATTGTCCGCAGGCTTAAGGGAAGGCTGAACCGCGAACGGCTCGGGACTGTTAATCAACAGATTCAACAGGGCGGATTAGTTACGGCTCGTGCGAATAACCAGATCCGCGCCATCGTCCGCAGCAGCATCACTCAGGTCAACGACGCTGCGATGCAACAGGTTGCCTTAGCGAACCCAGATGCAACCAAGCGGTATCGCTACACCGCTGTCCTTGATAGCCGGACCTCCCCGATCTGCCGAGCACTTGATGGCAAGGTCTATAACTGGGGCGAAGGACCAGAGCCCCCTGTCCATTTCAACTGCCGTTCGATGCGGGTGCCGCTTGTTAAAGGCTTTGCTAAGCGAACGTTAGAACTCAGGCAAACCTACGGCGAATGGCTGCAAGCCAACCCGGAGCAAAAGCAAAAGGTGTTTGGTAGTAAGACGCCTTACTTCAACTATCTCTCTAAGAAGTACGGACCAACTGATGCTGTCCGTCGTTTTGTCCGTGAGGATGGGACCGAACTAACCTTGAGTCAACTGGCTAGCAAGTATCCCAATGTCAAACCAGGAGTTCCAGGCGATTAACCTCAACGGCGAGCAAGTGCTCGCTAGGCAGGTCAGGCTCCAAGACGGCACCCTGCAATGGCGCAATAAGTTCGGTTTAGCCTTAGGTCAAGTGGAGCCGATCAATGGCAAAGGCGACCAAAAGGCAGCAAAAGAAGATCGGAAAAGTAATGGAGGAGTACAAAACGGGGAAGCTAAAAAGCGGCAAACCGGGACCGGGAAAGGGACCCAAGGTAAAAAGCCGCAAGCAGGCGGTAGCAATCGCGCTGCGTGAAGCAGGCGTCAAGAAAAAGGGAGGGAAGAAATGAAACGCGGTGACCGTGTCAGCTGGGTGTACCAGGGCACCAGGACCTACGGCGTTGTAACTAGCACCCCTGGAGCTGGCAGCCATTCGATTAAGGGACCAACAGGCGGCACTGTTACCCGGCTCGGCACTGCTGATGATCCGGTCGTTGCGATCAAGTCCGAAAGCACCGGCAATCCTGTCCTTAAAAAACGCTCTGAGCTGTCCGCAGCACCGAGGCGGAAATGATTAACTATCGCGGTGAGCAGTTCGACGGCTACAACAAGCCGAAGCGGACGCCAAGCCATCCGAGCAAATCTCACGCTGTCCTCGTCAAAGAAGGCGACAAGGTGCGGCTAATCAGGTTCGGTCAGCAGGGCGTGTCAGGCTCACCAGCACGAAAAGGAGAATCAGCAGGGGACAAAGCCAGAAGGGCATCGTTTAAGGCGAGACACGCCAAGAACATCGCTAAAGGCAAGATGTCTCCCGCATATTGGGCTGACAAGGTTAAGTGGTAGCTTCCTGATCATGTATCCAGGTTTTCAGCTCTGCGACATACCAGCGCAGATCTTGAGCCTTGGCTGCGTGCCAACAGTTGCCGGTTGCAAGATATTCAGCCATGTGGCGGTCTATCGCCTTCAGGCATTGATAAATCAGGGGATTCCAAGGCTCACGCACTGGCGTGTTCCATTCCCGTTTTGACATCCCTAGTTACCAACCACTAATCTAGGTCCGCCAATAAACCCTGCGGGTTTTATGTCTGACGAGATTCAAGCTCAGGAGCCTGCGGCGCCTGGAGCGGAACAAGAGATTGCTTCGCTGCAAAAGCGGCTAGAAGCAATGGACAAGAAAAACGCTCAATTGCTCGACGAATACAAAAAAGCA